CGTTGAAGTTGCTCCGGGCCGCACGATTGATGCTCACGAGTGTCAGTGCGGTCGAGGGCTATAGCAGGAGTTTTGACGGTGACGTGCGGATGGTCCGCACGGCCGTGAGGCAGTTGGAAGAGTGGGCGCACAAAGAGGGAGTCAAGACATGAAGATCACGAAGGGCATTCAACGAGCGGCGGCGAAGTGCGTGATTCACGGGCCGGCAGGCGTTGGAAAGACAACGCTGGCGGCATCGTTTCCTAATCCGTTGATTCTCGACACCGAGAAGGGGTCTCGGATGATTGACTGCCACCGCGTGCAGATCGACAACTGGATGGCCCTGAAGGGCACGCTGATTGATCTCGCCAGAGACCCGATGGGCTACCAGTCGATCATCGTGGATTCCGGCGACTGGGCCGAGGAACTTCTGTGCCTCTACCTCGCCAGCAAGGACGAGAAGCAGCGGCACCCGGACGACCTCCCCTACGGCCACGGCGGTGTGCTGATCGCCAAGAACTTTTCCGCCATGCTCGCTGACTGCAGTGCTCTCGTTGAGCGTGGCATCCACGTCGTGTTCGTGGCTCACAGTGTGGTAAAGCGAGTTTCGCCGCCAGACCTGGAGGAAGCCTACGACCGCTACGAACTCAAGATGCGGCCCAAGGTCGCCCCCAAGCTCCTTGAGTGGGCGGACGCAGTTCTCTTTGCCAACTTCAAGACGCGGGTAGTGGAGGGCGACGACGGCAAGCTCCGCGGTCGCGGCGGCAAGGAGCGTCGGCTGTTTTGCGAGCGGTCAGCGGCATGGGACGCCAAAAACCGATACGGGCTTCCCGCCGAGATTGGCATGGGCATTGAGGGCCTCGCCCCGCTGTTCGCGGACGTTCCGGCCCCGACCTCGACGCCGAAGCCCAAGGGCTGGCGGGACCGGATCGCGGAGGCCGAGACGAACGAGGAGATCGGCACGCTCCAGGTTGCGGTCAACGTGGCCCTCGGCAGCGGGAAGCTGACCCAGGAGCAGGCGAACACGCTCTGCGACCTGCTCAATGAACGGGCGGACGCAATCACCCCAGAGGAGGTTCCCGCATGAACCAGGTCGAACGTGACGAGGAGGCCCGCCATGCGGCGGCCATGCAGATCGTCGAGGACACCGCCACCGCGTTCAAGCGTGGTGCGGTGAGTTTCAACCGTGCCAAGTCAATCATCGACGACGCCCTCGTCGGCGACGCCGATCGAATCGTGAAGATCAGTACCAAGCCCTACAACCCAGAGGTGACGACGTGAAGTTCGACAAGTTCAACGACGAGGATTTTGCAGCCAGCACGATGCCCGACGGCGAGCACGACGTGGAGATCGTCAAGGTCAAGAGCGTGACGAGCAAGAAGACCGGCCAGGAGTTTGCCGTCCTCGTCCTCCGCGACGTGAACGACTCCTACGACCAGGTCGAGAAGTGGCTTTCCCCTGACAACAAGCGCGACCAGCGGACGGTCATGGATCTCAACGCGGCCCTGGGCCGGGCGTGGGATTCGGAGATCGACGACTCGATCGCCGGCCAGGTCGTCGCGATCTCCTCCAAGCGGGCGGTCAAGGATGGCGAACCGGTGCTGGACCAAGACGGCAACCAGCGGGTCTACGTCAACGGCTTCATGCCGGCGACCGGAACCGTGGCGGCTGCACATAAGCCAGAAGCGGCTCCTCGAGCCAACCGCACCGCCACGCAGAAGGCCGACGCGGCGACCGGTGCCAGCGGCGACGACATCCCGTTTTAGTCCATTCCAGAAAAAGGAAAACCATCATGGCAACCCTGTACCAAACCCACGTCTTCCCCAACGGCGAAATCTACCGATTCAGCGGCGAAACCGTGGTCGTCGGCAACTTGACCTATGTCAAAAGAACGCACCTCACCGACCTCGAGTTGGCGGATCGCTTCTGCCCGACCGCGGATGCCGCGGACCAGGCAGCGGCAATCAAGGTTCAGAAGCAGATAGCCAACCTCCAGGACGTTCTCGCGAAACTCCGGCCGCTCCCAGCCGGTAACCAAGCGGCTGCCTCTTCATCGGCTGCGGGGAGAGCGCAAGCGGTGGTCGCGACATAACTCCGCAGCCGGGGGCTGGGTGGCGAATCTTCCCGCCAGTTGACCAGTGACTCCGACCGGCCGCCGCACGTCACGCGGCACAACCTACGGATGGGTGCGTACACGAGTGATTGTTTTGAGGCATGGAGGTCTGCAAATGGCAAATGACGTTGTCGTGATCGCGGTGGTGAAGCAGATCGTCGCGGCATGGGAGTCCGGCGACCAGTCGGCGGACGTGACCGTCGATCTGATCGCGGATGCGGTCGAGGGCCGCGGCGGGGTGGTGGCATGACTGCGTCATGGTCTAGCGACGACGCGATCTCGGCACTCCCGCTGTTCTCGCAGCCCGCGGCGGCCTGCACGGCGAAGGCGGTGCGGGTGGCGGCGTTCGACACCGGCGCGGCCCGTGCGGCGATCCTTGAGGCCCTCACGAGGAGCGGGCGTGCCATGACCGGCGAGGAGCTGGTGGATCATTGCCAGCGTCTGGGCCTGGTGCCGCACGACGCACGGGCGTTCGGCAGCGTTTTCGCTGGGCTGGCAAAGCAAAACAAGATCGTGTCTGTCGGGTTCGCGGCCCGGCGTAAGGGTCACGGGACGGCGGGGGCACGGCTTTGGAAATCAACTGGAGGTGCGACGTGAGCGAGCGTCAAAAAGGCTACGAGATAACGGAGACAGGGCTAGTCGTTCACGACGGGTGGACGCGAGAACTGTGGGAGGAGGTGGGCAGGACGATAGCGCGAGCCGAGAAGGGGCGGATGTGGGCCATCGGCGCTTGGCTGAACGCTGGCGACCAGGAGGGCTACATTGAGCGTGGCAAGCATGACCAGGCCTGCGAGCTTTTTGGGATTGCATATCAGACGGCGAAGCAGGCGGCGTGGGTCGACCGTGCGATCGAAAGGTCTTGTCGTCAAGACCATTTGACCTACGGCCATCACGAGTCGGTGGCTGGCCGCGATGACGCGGCCGAGTTGCTCGCGTGGGCTGAAGCCGAGGATGCCACCGTCAAGCAGCTCCGCGAGCGGGTTCGCGAGATCAAGGCGGCAGCCGCACCTCCGCTGCCGGAAGGCGTCTACCGCGTGATCTACGCCGACCCTCCGTGGGAGTACGGAGACAAGCGGACAAACGACGAGCAGTCAGGCTCGGCCGAGTCGCAGTACCCGACCATGTCAATCGACGCGATCTGCGGCCTGCCGGTCCGCGGGATGGCCGCGACCGATTCCGTTCTCTTCCTGTGGGCAACCGCTCCACTCTTGGTCGAGGCCGTTCGCGTGGTTGAGGCGTGGGGCTTCACCTACAAGGCCCAGTTCGTGTGGGACAAACTGAAGGGATTCAACGGCCACTACAACGACGTTCGTCACGAACTGCTCTTGGTGGCGACGCGCGGCTCGTTTGTCCCGTCAGTCGACACGCTAGACCCCAGCGTGATCTCCGAGAAGCGGACGAAGCACTCTCGGAAGCCGGACCGCTTTTACGAACTGATTGAGCGGCTCTATCCGCTTGGTGACGAAACGCACGTCGAACTGTTTGCGAGGCGGTCTCGCGACGGGTGGCAGTCATGGGGGAACCAAGTCGATGCCGCTGCACGATAACTACAGGTCGAACCTCGAAGATGCGAAGGAGTTTGAGGACTTCGTGTTCGACACGATGCTCCACGAGCGAAAACTAGTTGCTGGAGGCTACAGAAGCCGGCAATACCAAGTCGCCCACGGCGAGAGCATGACTGGCGTCGAGGTCAAGTTCGACAGGGAGTTCCGAAATACCGGAAACCTGTTCGTTGAAATCATGGAGAGGGCGAACGTCAACGAGCAGATGATTCCGTCAGGGATTTATCACGCCACGAATCCGTGGCTACTTGCCATAGGCGACTACTCGACGTTCTGGGTGTTTGCGACACAGACGCTTCGCAATATCCACGAACAGGGCAACTGCCGCGAGGCCGAAAATAGGACGCACACCGGGCGTGGATTCCTCCTGCCAGTGTGCAAGGCAGACAGGCACATGGCATGGAAATGGGAGTCCACCTATGGCCGGTGAATGGCTAGCAGTTGACCTCGCCCTCGACCTCAAGCCGGAGGTGCAGGAGCTGATCGACACGACCGGGCAACCGGTCGAGGTCGTCTGCTTCCGTCTCTGGAAGTTGTGGGGGTGGGCGTCGCTTCACTGCACCGACGGGTCGGCCCGCATGACCCTACCGCGGCTGGTGCGAACGTGCGGGGCAGACGAGTCCTTCTGGCTTGCCGTGGCGGCAGTCGGGTGGCTTCATATCGACGAGGCTGGTGGAACCGTGGCCGTCCCCGGATGGGATCGGCGGTTCAGCCAGTGTGCCAAGTCGAGAATGCAGCAATCCGACCGTTCACGGGCCCACGAGGACCGAAATCCCGGGCGAAAACGCCCAAACGGGGCTTCCGACGCCGGTGCGTCGGAAGGTCCGACGCCCGATCGTCGCAGAGGAGAGGAGAGGAGAGAGAGGACAATTCCTCCTCCTCCGCGTGAGGCTTCGCCAGGAGAGGCATGGGAAGCCCTTCGGGCGGCATGGAACACCGGGGCAGGACCGGCGACCCGCCGTAGCACCTGGAAGTCTCCCCGCCCACCGGATCACGCCCCGAAGGTCATCGTCCAGGACGGGTGGCTGGCCGCCGCCCTGGAGGCGATCCCCCGGCTGGCCGGCTGCCGGTATTTCGATAGCCCGGTGACGCTCCACCAGTTCACGGCTGAAGGGTTCGTGACCAAGGTGCTGGGCGGGCAGTACGACGCCCCGAAGACCCCCAAGGGTGCCCCTGCGACCGACGAGCGGCCCCGGGCCGTCGGGTGGAGCGGCGACGACGCCGCAAGACTCCAAGCCACGATCGACAAGCAACGCGCAACCGCCGGAGGCCCCGCATGACGACCGCCACCACCACCACCCCGAAGCAGCTCGCTGTCATCGACGCGATCGTCGACCTGACCGCGGAGCGCGGCTATCCGCCGACCATGCGGGAGATCGCTGCGGTCATCGGGTCGATCCATTCCGACGTTCAGCAAAAGTTGTGGCGGCTGCGTCGCGACGGGAGGGTGACGTGGGACGAGGGGCGGGCCAGGACGGTTCGGGTGGTGGAGGTGCGAGAATGAACTACGCAAGCGTGTGCGATGGCATCGGTGCGGCTCACGTCGCCTGGCAGCCGCTGGGGTGGGAGTGCCGGTGGACGAGCGAGATCGAACCGTTTCCGGCCGCCGTTGTTGAGCAGCGGTTCGGGTTTGTGAACGTCGGCGACATGACCAAGATCACAGAGGAGATGCTGAATGGCTACGGCCCAGTTGAGCTTTTGGTCGGAGGAACCCCATGCCAATCATTCAGCGTTGCCGGGCTTCGAGGCGGATTGGCCGACCCGCGTGGCAACCTGGCCCTCCGATTCGTCCAGCTTGCTGCTGTCATGCAGCCCAAATGGATCGTTTGGGAAAACGTGCCGGGCGTCCTCAGTAGCGGCAAAGGACGGGATTTTGGAACCTTCCTCGGGGCGTTGGGCGAACTCGGGTATGGGTTCGCTTACCGCGTTCTTGACGCTCAATGGCATGGAGTCGCCCAGCGTCGCCGTCGTGTGTTCGTTGTCGGCCACCTTGGAGACTGGCGACGTGCCGCAGCGGTACTATTTGAGCGCGAAAGCGTGTTCGGGAATCCTCCGACGCGCGGAAAGACGGGGGCGTCAGTTGCCAGAGCGCTTAGCGCAAGCACTGGCGGGGCAAGCGCAAAAGAACAGCAATACACATTTGTCGGAGACAACGGGCAGCCGCTCAACGCCCTTGGTGAAGGGCCGATCTGGAGAGGTGGCGACCAAGCCAACAGCGAACACTGCATCGACCACGCCCGGACGCTCAACTGTGACAAAGGCCAGCAAGGCGGCATCTTAGCCTTTACCAAATCCAAGCGAGCCCAAAGCACCACCGACGACGAGTCGTGGGTGCCGGGCGAAGTCAGCCCGACGATGAGCTGCTTTGACCAAGGAGACACGCGGGCGACGACGGTGGTGGCGTTCCGCGAAAACCAGCGTGGAGAGGTCGATTACGTTGATCCGCCCCACGCCCTTGCGAGCGGTGGCGGAAAGCCAGGCCAAGGCTACTGCGGCGTGCAGCAGGCAATGGCCGTCCGCCGCCTCACTCCCCGCGAGTGCGAGCGGCTGCAAGGCTTCCAAGACGATTACACGCTGGTGGAGTACCGGAAGAAGCCCGCCGCAGACGGGCCGCGATACCGGGCGCTGGGCAACTCAATGGCCGTGCCGGTGATGCGGTGGATTGGCGAGCGGATCGCAATGGTTGAAAGCAAGGTGACGCAATGACCATCATCCTCGGCATCGACCCCGGCCTCAGCGGCGCTCTCGCCCTGGTCTCCGACCAGGGCCTCCACGTCCTCGATATGCCGGTCGCGGAGGTCCGCGGCAAGCGTGTGATCGACGCGGCCCGGCTGGCCCACCTCGTGCAACGTGGCTTCCCCTTCCAGCCCAACCACGTCGTCCTCGAGCACGTCCAGGGCGTTCAAGGTTCCGGGGCGACCAGTGCATTCTCTTTCGGCCGCGGCTTCGGTCTGGTCGAGGGCGTGATCTCTGCCCTCGGATACCCACTGACGCTGGTCCGCCCGCAGTCGTGGACGAAAGCCGTCGGCGTCAGCCGCGACAAGGGCGAGCACCGGCTGGTGGCGAGTCGACTCTGGCCGCGGCACGCGGAGCTGTTCGCCCGCGTGAAGGACGACGGGCGGGCCGACGCGGCACTCCTCGCACACTGGTACGCGAGGCATGGGGGAGGCAACTGAAATGCCAGAGCATCACTTCCTAAATCTTGGCGCTGGCGTGCAATCCACCGCCCTTTATTTGATGAGCATGGACGGCGACGAGCCAGAAGTGCCACGGTTCGACGCTGCGATCTTCGCGGACGTTCAAGAAGAACCTGACGAGGTCTACAAGCACCTCGATTACCTCAAGACTCTTGGCGGGCCTCCGATCATCGTGACCACGGCAGGCAGGCTCGGAGACGCCCTGGATCAAGGTTCGGACGTAAACGGGAACAAGCGAACTGATGGCGGGCACTTCATTTCTATTCCGGCCTACACGCTGAATCCGCAGACCGGTGACAAAGGCATCATTCAGCGGCAATGCACGGCCGACTTCAAGGTGAAACCGATTGAGCGGCTGATCCGTGAGCATTGCGGCGGGCAGTTCGGGAGGCCGCTGCCGAAGGATGTCATTGTCCACCAGTACATGGGTCTGTCATTTGATGAGCCCAAACGGGTGATTCGAGTCAAGCAGCGATTTCTCGCAAAGCCATCCAACTGGAGGGTGCATTTCCCGCTGTGGGATATGCAGATGACTCGCGGGGATTGCATTGCGTACCTCAAGCAACGACTTCACTACGAGGTGCCACGTTCCGCGTGCGTGTTTTGCCCGTTCAAGTCCAATGATGAATGGCGGCGACTGCGTGACGAAGACCCGAAAGGCTGGGATCGTGCCCTTCATATCGACAAGGTATGCCGCACCGGGACGGGCCTTGATGCCCATCGATTCCTGCACAAGTCGTGCGTGCCGCTAGAGCAGGTTGACCTACGGCCAGCCGACGAAAAGAGCGGCCAGCGTCATTTGTTTGCTGGATTCCAAGACGAGTGCGAGGGGTACTGTGGAAACTGATTCGTACGCGAGGCACGGCAATGGCTAGACCCAAATCCGCACCTGAGCAGCAAGTCGCGGCCGCCGAGCGTGCGCGTGAGCAGACCATCGAGCGCGGCCGCGAGCGGACCCGCCGCGGCGCGGACATCGGCGAGATCCCGCCGATCGTGAACGTGGCCCGCCGCGAGTCTTGCCGGCTCGACCTTGAGCTTTTCCTCACCACCTACTTCCCATACTCGACCGGTCTCTCGCCATTCTCGCCCGACCACAAGCGGGTGATCGCCCGCATCCAAGACTGCATCATCGGCGGCGGCCGATTCATTAACGCGGTGTACCGCGGCTTCGCCAAATCGACGGTGAGTGAGAACGCGCTCTTGTGGGCGATCCTCTACGGCCACCGAAAGTTCGGCGGCATCTTCGCCGCAGAATCGGACCTCGCAGACAAGGCGATCAACTCCGTCCGCACCGAGCTATCCGACAACGACCTCCTCTTTGAGGACTTCCCCGAAGTCTGCCACCCGGTCCGGTGCCTGGAGGGAAAGGCCCAACGCTGCAACTCGCAGACGTACAACGGCGAGCGGACTCATATCGGGTGGCGCAAGGACACGCTGGTGATGCCGGCGATCAAGGGCTCGCCTTCGTCCGGGTCGATCATCATGAGCCGCGGGCTCACCGGATCGATCTTGGGTCTTCGTTGGAAGACTCCGGACGGCCGGCAGCTCCGGCCGGACTTCACGATCGTGGACGACCCACAGACTCGCGAGTCGGCCCGGTCTCCGGTGCAGTGCTCCTACCGGCTGGAGATTCTGACGAAGTCGGTGATGAAACTCGCCGGCCACACCCGCAGCATGGCGTGCGTGGTCAACGCCACGGTGATCTCGACCGGCGACATGGTCGACCAGCTCCTCGACTCCAGCCGGTTCCCGGCGTGGCAGGGCGAGCGGATCCCGATGGTCCGCAAGTTCTCCGACGGCCACGACGACCTATGGATGAGCCGCTATCGCGATCTGCGATGCACCTTCGCGAAGGACATTCCCGGCGACCAAGCCCGTGCCCACAAGGCTGCAAACGAGTTCTACCTGGCGAACCGCACCGCGATGGACGCCGGCTGCGAAGTATCCTGGGCGTCGTGCTTCGACCCCGACGCTGAACACTCCGCGATTCAACACTCATACAACGCGCTGATCGACGACGGTGCGGACGTGTTCGCTTCAGAGTTTCAGCAGAGCCCGATCAAGGACGAGGCGGCCAGCCTCGGCGTCACCGCAGAGGATCTCCGCGGTCGCGTTCTCGAAATACCAAGGTGGGTATGCCCACGCGGGTGCGACACGCTGACGGCATTCGTGGACGTGCAGGAAAAGCTCCTGTACTGGGCGGTCGTGGCGTGGGGCAGCCAACTCCGCGGGCACCTCGTGGCCTACGGGGCGTACCCGGAGCAGGGTCGGGCGTACTACACGCTACGCGACGCCAAGAAGACTCTCGTGTCTGCGGCCGGTGGCGTGGCCCTCGAGGCCGCGATCCACGCGGGGCTGGAGTCGGTGGCGTCGATGATCCTCGGCCGGGAGATCAACCGCGAGAACGACGACGCGGTTCTCCGGGTCGGCCAGTTGTTCGTGGACGCGAACTGGGCGCAGACGCATGGGGTGGTGCGAGACTTCGCACGTCGATCGTCGTGGGGGCCGCGGGTGCTGCCGACCCACGGGCGATTTGTTGGTGCGTCGGGCCAGAGTATCAGCGACAAGGCGGTGGATCGCGGCGAGAGGATCGGTGCCAACTGGCGGACCTCGACGATTCAGAAACAGCGCCACGTTCTCTACGACACAAATGCGTGGAAGACTTTCGTGGCGACGCGATGCAAGCTGCCGGTCGGAGATCCGCTGGCGTTCACCATCCATGCCGGCCAGCACGAGATGCTTGCCGAGCAGATGAGTGCCGAGACGCCAGTGCGGGTTGAGTCGAAGATGCGGATCGTCGACGAGTGGCGGCAGATACCTGGTCGCGACAACCACTGGTGGGACTGTTGCGTCGGTGCGGCGGTCGCGGCGTCGTTCTCCGGCCTGTCTGCGGTCGGTGCCGAGCCGCCGCGTGCCGCTCCGCGGAAAACAATCACCCGCGAGGAGATGGCGGCCCGACGTGCCGCGCTGATTGACAAGATGGGTAGGTAGGCTGAGGTTGACGCCCGTACACCAGTGGGCAGAATGCGGACGGTTCGATTGCACCTCATTCCGAAAGGAAAACACGATGCGATTTCTTACGCTTCTCGTGGTTCTCGTTTGCAGCGCCGCCGTCGGCCAGGACGTGCGGACCTGTGCGAACGGTCAGTGTCGGATGGTCAGCACCACCTCGACGGCACAGGGCGTCGCGGAGATCCAAGCCCGGCAGGGCCGCGTGGGCCACCACGGCGGCAACCGAGGGTTTGAGGGGTGCGGCTCCGGCCCAACCCCGGCCGCAGCTCTCAGTAACTGCTGCTACTCGCGAAACGGGTGGCCCGTCATCGACCAGGGCGTGGCGTTCGGCCACGGCCGCTGGTGGGCGTGCCGCCGGTATGGTCGGTGATTTCTCTCTTCCCAGAAAGGACGGTGATCGTGTTTCGTCTGATTCTTTGCTTCTCAATGGTCGCATTTCTCGGCCTCGTCGGTGTCGCTCTCGCTGGTGCGTCCCCGGAGCCCGCTGCAGCCGTCGCCGGCTGCCACGGTGCCACGGCGTCGTGCCACGGCCGGTTGACGGTGGCCCAGCGGATCGCGGCCCGGCAGACCGTCCGGCAGGATGCTCGAGCGGCCAAGCGTGCCGCCAAGGCTTCCTGCCACGGCGAGCCTCAGTGATGTCCTCCGACTTCTCGCCGGTCACTGCCGTGCTGGTGTTCGCGACATACGTCCTCATTGACGTTTTGTATGCGGCCTACATCATCGCGGTCGGTGACCGGCGGGCGGTTCGGGCCGCTGCCTTGTCGTCGGTGATCTACTCGCTGCTGGCGTTCGGTGTCGTGACCTACGCGGCGAACCCGGCGTATGTCGTGCCGCTGGCGGCAGGGGCTTTTGTTGGAACGTACATCACCGTCCGGTGGCAAAAGGAGTGACATCGTGGAAGCGATCGAACAGTACGCGAACACAAAGCCGATGCCGGCCTCGTCGCTGGAATGGTTGATGGGCCTCGTAGCGGAGCGGCGGCAGGAGGTGGACGAGATCCTGGGGTTCCAGGTCTCGGAAACGCTGCTCTACACGTTGGGGCGAGTTCAACCGACGCCCGACGCGGAGATCGCGGACGAGGGCGTGATAAACCAGCGGTGGACGGGTGACTGACGTGAGCGACCGGCTGCGAAACGGTGCGCTAGAGGGCCGCGAAACGGTGCCGTTGTCCGCAAAAGCCGATTGTCCGAGCCCGGACAATGCGGCAAACGCGGACATCCTGACCGATGAGGAGCGTGAGGCGATAGCGTACTACCTTGGCACTGGTGGGCCATATGGCGTTGACGCAACGCTCGTCGCGTTGCTGAAGAGGCTTTCATGAGGATCGACTCTGACACTTGCCGCGAACCCGAGCGGATTTGAAATGGTTGCGCCCGCTATGCGCGAGGTATACCCCCGTGCTGAACGATAAAGCCGACGCAATAATCATCGACTATGATATCGGTCGCAAACGACCTCACGACATCCTGGCCGACTATCGGCAGTGGCGATCGATGCAGGAGGATCGTGTCGGGACGCACTCGCCGGAGTGCCACCTGTGGCCGAGGCATGAGAGGTGCATGATCCACCGGCTCGCGGCCGAGGTGGAGCGGCTACGTCAAGTTTTGGTGCAAGAAAACAACCGCACAGAAACAGTCGAAAAGTGACATTTGGTGTGCAGTGTCGTCGGTACTGAACGCATGTACCGGTAGGGTAAAATGGCGGCAAGGAGACCCGCCATGCCAGCCTACCTAGACGATGAGTTTTGGGATGAGGTGGACGCGGAGTCGGACATCGATCACCCGTTCATCGAGTTCCTGTGACGCTAGTTGCGTGAACATTGGTACACTGTTGGTAGGGACGCGAAGCGTCCCTACCACCGGGAGTTCACCATGTCCGACAACTCCGACGTGATCGACGCGATCGCAGCAAATCTCGCCCAGCCGAGACGTGCCCGCACCGACGCGGGCGAGGTGGAGCAGCACGAGCTTGACCGCCAGGTGGCGGCCGCAGAGTTCGTGTTGAAGGCCCGGACGCAGTCGTCCGGCAGCCCGTTCGGCTCCCTGCGTCTGGCGCAGTGCGTGTACCCGGGGGCACACTGAGCGTGGGCATTCTCGGTAGCATTTTCGGCGGCTCTAGGCGATCGTCGCTCCAAGCGACGGTCGACGCCCAGAAGGCCGCGCTCGCGACGATGGTGCGGGCTAAGTACGACGCCGCCCAAACGAGCGACCTCAACCGCAATCACTGGGCCAGCTCCGACCACCTCTCTGCGGACGCGAGTCTCCAGCCGGCGATCCGGCAGATCCTTCGCAACCGGGCACGCTACGAACTGAGGAATAACTCCTACGCCGCGGGCATCGCGAGCACCTGGAGCAACGACCTGGTCGGCACCGGCCCCCGGCTACAGCTCGACCTCGGCCCCGACGTGTCGCCCGAAGCGGTCCGTTCGGTCGAGAATGCTGTCTCCGATTGGGCCGACACGATCGACCTCGCGAAGAAGTTGCGGATTTCAAAGACCGCCAAGATCAGCGACGGCGAGGTTTTCGGCTTGAAGACCAGCAACCGCCGACTCCGCGGCGTGCAGCTCGACCTCAAACTGGTCGAGGCCGACCAGGTCATGTCGCCGGCCGGGTTTTACAGCACCGAGCATGACGTTGACGGCGTTCGGTTTGACGCCGATGGCAACGTCACCGACTACTGGATCTCAAAGCGGCACCCGGGATCGCTCTCGCAAGCGTTCCTGCTCGATGGCGACTGGATCGACGCGAACTATGTCTGCCACTGGTATCACGCGACTCGCCCGGGCCAGCATCGCGGCGTGCCGGAGATTGCTCCGGCCCTGGAGCTGTTCGCTCTGCTTCGCCGGTACACGCTCGCCGTGGTGACCGCGGCCGAGACGGCTGCCTCGTTCGCCGCGATCCTCAAGACGACGATGCCGGCCGACGGGTCCGGGGCCGCCAGCCTCGAGACGCTGGAAACGATGCCCATCGTCCGCGGTATGGCGATCGCCGCCCCCGACGGCTGGGAGCCGGTCCAGATGCGGGCCGAGCATCCGACCTCGAGTCACGACGCATTTGTGCGTCGGCTCATCAACGAGATCGCGGCCGCGTTGGGTATGCCCTATATCGTGGCCTCCCTCGATTCCAGCTCCGCGAACTACTCGTCGATGCGCGGCGATTACCTCGTGTATCGCAAGAGAATCGCGGTCGAGCGGTCCGACATGGAACGCACGTTCCTCGACCCGCTCCTCTACTCGTGGCTCGACGAAGCCGTCGCCGTCCCCGGGCTCATCCCCCGCGGTCTCCCGCCCTTCGCGGCATGGAACTGGACGTGGGTGTGGGACGGATTTGAGCACGTCGACCCACTCAAGGAAGCCGACGCCGACGCCGCAATGGTGGGCGGCAACATGGCGAGCCTCGCCGAAGTCTGTGCCAAGCGTGGCCGCGACTGGCGGGTCGTCCTCCGGCAGCGGTCGATCGAGCGACAGATGGAGCGAGACCTGGGCGTTTCCGCCCAGCCGGAGGCAATGGCCGCCGACGACGACATGGACGGCATCGAGGCCGAAGACGGCTACCGGCCCCCGCAAGCTGCTCGTGACGCGGCCCGCCGCGGTCTGGAGTTACGACGCGAGTACGGGCGTGGCGGCACGGCGATCGGCGTGGCTCGTGCCCGGGACATTGCCAATGGCCGATCTCTCTCGCTCGACACGATCGGGCGGATGGTCTCGTTCTTCGCTAGGCATTCGGCCTACAAGGAAAATCACGGCGAGAATCCGCCCTCTAATGCGGAAATTTCGTGGCTTCTGTGGGGGGGTGACGCCGGTCGCTCGTGGGCCGAGGGTGTCTACAAGCGAGAAACTCAGGACGCCGACGCATGAACAACCGCATCGAACTATCCGCCACGCTCAACGTGCAAGCGGCCGACGAGGCCGCGACGCCGACTTTTGAGTTGCTGGCCTACACCGGGGCGTCGATCCGCCAGGGGTGGTCGAGGAATCCGCTGGTCGTCGACCTCGCCCAGATCGACGCCTCGCGGCCGATCCCGATTCTCTACGCCCACGGCAAAGAGATGTCGATGCTCGACAGCGTGATCGGCCGGAGTCTGGAATCCACCAACGACGGCAGCCAGCTCGTGCTCCGCGGCGAACTGATTCGCGGGACGCCGGCCGGCGACAAGCTGATCGCTCTCGCGAAGGCCGGCGTGCCGCTGCAAGCGAGCATAGGCGCCGACGTGGGCTCAATCGAAAACATCGCCGCGGGAGCCAGCGTGACAGTCAACGGTCGCGAGTTCTCCGGCCCAATCAGTGTTGCTCGTGGGGCGGTTCTCCGCGAAACGAGCGTGGTCCTGTTCGGTGCGGACGGTCAAACGTCCGCGGCTATCGCCGCCGAGGCGAGTGAGGTTTCCACTATGAGCGAGCAGCTCAACGAGAAGCCCGTCGAGGCCGCCGTGCCAACGACGGAAGCCACGGCGATTGTCGCCGCGGACCCGAAGCCCATCGTCGCCACCGCTGGCGGTGACAGTGCCAGCCTGATCGCCGGCGAGGTCGCCGAGATCGTGATGCAGCGGATGCGAGAGGAGCGGGTCGCGGAGGTCCGGGCTTCTCGCCCGTCGGCTCCTGCGATCCACGTCGTCGATGCCGCCGCGGCCAACGCGCCGAAGGTGGTGGAGGCGGCGTTGTGTCTCGCTGGCGGTCTCGCCAACGTCGAGAAGGTCTTCGACGAGAAGACCCTCGAGGCGGCTGACCGGCGGCGAAACCACACGTCGCTGCAGGAGGTGCTGATCGAGGCTGCCCGCCGGAACGGCTACACCGGTCCGGCTCGCATCCACGACGGCAACATCCGCGAGGTGCTCGCCGGTGCGTTCCCCCAGGTGCAAGCCGCCGGGTTCGCCACGCACAGCATCAGCAACGTGCTCGCGGCGACCTACGGCAAGTTCCTGCTGCAAGGCTACAACGCCGTCGAGTCGACGTGGGACATGATCGCGTCGATCCGAAGCGTCAGTGACTACAAGACGGTCACGGGCGTGCGGCTCAACGGTGGATTCGAGTTTGAGGATCTCGGTCCCAGCGGCGAACTGAAGTCGGCCGACGCCTCCGACGAGACGCGGACGATCAAGGCCAAGCTGACAGGCCGCATGTCCAGCATCACGATGGTCGACATCGTGAACGACGACCTGGGTGCTCTGACCCAGGTGCCATCCAGGCTGGGCCGCGGTGCCGCGGTCAAGCTGAACAAGGATTTCTGGACCGAGTTTCAGTTGAACAACTCGACGTTCTTTCAGAAAGAGACGGCCGCGGCAGGCAACGCCTTGGCGATCTCGTCGCTGAAGACGGCGGTGACTTCGTACAAGAAACTGACCGATCCCGACGGTAACCCGTTGGGCATCTCGCCGTCGATGATCCTCGTCCCACCGGACCTGGAGATCACCGCCGACGAAATGATGGGATCGACGGTGCTCATCACGGGCGAGAGCGTGACCCGCGGAAACGTGAACGTGTTCGCTGGTCGGTTCCAGGTTGTGCCCTCGTCCTACCTGACGAGTTCATCGACCTGGTGGCTCGTCGCCAACCCGGCCGAGCTGCCTTGCATGGAGGTCGCTTTCTTGAACGGCCAGAGGCTCCCCACGGTCCAGCAGGCCGACGCCGATTTCAATCAGCTCGGCATCCAGGTCCGCGGTCATTTCAGCTATGGCGTTGCCAAGGCTGAGTCTCGCGGATGCTACCGGATGGCGACCGCTTGATCGTAATGTGATTCGTGCCCGGCCGGCGGGGGTCCAACCCGCCGGCTGGGGCTCTCAAACTCCATACTCCCGATACGAAAGGTTCTCAGATGCCCAGTTATTACGCAGACGGAAACAAGCTCGACTACACCCCGACGACGGGCGTGGCAGCGGGCGAAATCGTCGTCCTCGGCGGCCTTGTGACGGTCGCCGATCGTCCGATCGTCGCCAACGAGCTTGGTGCCGTTCACACCAACTGTGTCGTGACCGGCTCGGTGGCTGCAACCGGTATCACCGGTGCCCAAGGCTCGGCCATTCGGTGGTACGCCGCGTCGGGCGTGTTCGACGCCACGACCGGTGTCACCGCGGGCTACCTGGCCCGTCCCCGACTGGTGGCCGATCGCCAGGTGGCGGTGCTGCTCTGGCCCTCGTGACCGACCCCACGCAAGGGGGCGGGTGCGGCCACGCTATCGGCCGCGCCCGCCCCTCTCGCACTGGTGACACATGCAGGACATGATCGCCCTCGGCGAGACGTGGTTTGGGTCGCAGCGGCGCGAGCACCTCGCGACGGAGGTGTCGTATCAGCCGGCCATCGGCACCACGCGGACAGTGCGGGCGACCGTCGTGGTCGGCCGGTGGGAGTCGATAGATGCCGCCGGCCAGATGCTCCGGACGGAGACGCAGGATTTTTTCGTTGACACAACGGACCTTGCCCAAGATCCGAAGAGGGGCGACAGGATCGTAGCCGGCGGCTTTACATACGAGGTGATGATCCCGCCGGGGGCCGAGCATCACTGGCGGTGGTCAGATCGGAATAAGACTCTACGGCGGATTCACACGATGGTGACCGAGGGACCATCTACCCGCACTCCGGCCGTTCCCGGACCGCCGACCGCTCTCGCAGTCGTCAGTGGCCCTCGCGTGACGTGGACGGCTCCCGTCGTGACCGGCGAGTACGTCGTGACCTCCTACAGGGTCTACGCCGGCGACGTGCTTCAGGAGACCGTGACGGCCCCCCTGACGACGAGTGTCGGGACGTTTTCGGGTGGCACGGTAGTCCGGGTGTCGGCGGTGAACGCGATCGGCGAGGGGGCAAAGAGTTCGCCGGTGACGATCACGTCGGTGCCAGGTGCTCCGACAATCGCTGGGGCATATTTCGATCCGAGTGAAGTCGGGACAAACGTCTTGTGGCAAGCACCGACCAGCAACGGCGGGGCTGCCATCACTGAATACCGCGTGTACTTTGATAACGACTACGTCACGCCAGACAATATCGTCAGCAGCACGTACTACCAATTTGAAGGCAATTTCACGGGATACAACGTCGAGGTTTCGGCAGTCAACTCAGTGGGCGAAGGGCCGAGGTCCGCGCCGGTGACGGTGGCCCTGGCGTAGCCGAGGAAACATCAGCATGGCAAAAAATATGACTCGACGTGCATTTCCTCGAGGCGGCGTCCGCACCCGTCTGCCGTTGACGATCTATCGCCGGTCGTCGGAGTTCTCGCCGACGGACATTGAGGGCCTAGCCCTGTGGCTAGACGCCTCGTCTTCCGACTCGCTGTACACCACAGACGCGGGTCCGGTGGTGGCGGTGGCGAGCCCGCTGGATATCGCGGGGTGCGTTGGCTGGTATGACTCCGGCGACCTGTCTGCGATGAGGCAGAACAGTGACGGGACGGGAAGCGTTTCTGCTGGCGATCTGGTTGGTTACTGGCAGGATAAAAGTCCTGCTGGAAACCATGTCGCAGCGCCAAGCACAGGCCAGCGACCAGCCCTCACCGCGTCTGCGTTCAACGGCAGAACCGCACTCGCGTTCGACGGCATTGACGATACGCTCATACGAGAATCGTACTCATCGCAGTCTGGCTTGAGCGGCCTGACTCGCATCGCAGTAGTGACGCAGACAGCGAGTTCCGCGACGGGACCAAGAGGGGTTTCGCGAGACTCTGGCGGTGGCGGTTTTTTTATTCTGCTCAACGGTGGCGTTCGCTTTTATGCAGACGCCGCCTCTAACGCATTCGCGTATCCAACGCAATACAGCAACTACATCATTCCGCCGACCATGCTTGCGTCACGGCTCGGAGCGTCTACGCTAACAGTCCGCGAGTCCGGCCTAAACCAAACCGTTACAATTTCAGGTTCGCCGCCTGCCACGACAGCGGCTGCCTCTGGAAGGTTGTCTATTGGCAGCAACGACAACGCTAACTACCACTGGCAGGGCGTGATCGCAGAGTATGTGATCTTCAACAGGTCGCTATCGGATGCTGAACTCGCCCGCGTCGAAGCCTACCTCGCGACCAAGTGGGGCATCTCCGGCGTCCACGCTCCCGCCACCGCGACCAGCGATCCTGTGGGGTACTGGGCCGACAAATCGGGAAACGGCAGGCACGCGGTGCAGGCGACGGCTGGGAGTCGGCCGCTGGTGGGAACGCTCAACGGCCGGAAGGCAGTGACTGTCAATGGCTCAAGATCGATGACGCTGACGGGCGTTCCGACAAACTCCACATCGGGGACATACTTTTTCGCTGGTCGCTACTCAGGAGGAGGCTCTTGGCTAACCGCGAGTGCTGGGTCTTCCTATTATATGGACGCCTCAGAGTCTGGGTCAGCCTCGTCTCCAGCGTCAAACTCCGGCAACCCGTCGTACATAGTGCGAGGAGTTTCCGTCGCCGCAACCCGCGCTGCTTTGCGAACAGCCAGTTCATCTGCGACATATTCGTTGGCGGCGATGTCGGTGAACTTCTCTGGATGGACTAGCGAGTGGAGGATACTAGAGTTTCCGAGTTTTGGTGCTTACAGTTTTGTTGGCGATGCAGCCCAAGTGCTGGTTTACGACCGCGTCCTGACTACCGCAGAACGTCAGCGGGTGGAACGCTACTTGTCGGCTCAATGGGCTATTTCTCTGCCCCCGCAAGTCAGCAACGCCGACGCGCAAGATTGGATCAATCGCGTGTACGCCAACGGCGGCACGGTGAGTACCGCGACGGCGGGGGCGGTGAATACCCTGTGCGACTCACTGGAGTCGGCATCGCTGCGGGACCGCTTCTACCGTTTGAACATTTTTGCGGGCTCAAATCTAAACGCCGCACTGGTGCCGCTCTATCGGGGACCGTCGCTGGGCGGGACGCAGTATGGCGGGGCGACCGATACGAACGTGGGCGGGCTGTTCGTCACTGCAAACTTCTCGGAGAGTGGCGGATTGGTTGGGGATGGATCAACGAAGTACCTCAAGACAGGTCTGGCGAGTAATCAACTCGCGGGAGGACTGACAGGCCATGCCGCCATATGGCGAGGTACTGGCACGGTCGCGTCAACCCGTATCGCTCTTGGTGGCTCCGACAACGACGCTGACGATTTTGAGATTCAAGAGCGGACTGCCAGCACGCACGGTGCTTGGGGAAAAACCACTTTTGTTGGGTCCACCCCAGCAAACGTGTCGGGCCTGAAGATGGTAAATCGGTCATCTTCTACGCGAGTTGATCTGTACAGCAACGGATCTTCAATCGCCAACTCAACCGCCTCCGTCGTTGTTGCACCGCACGCAAACGAGTTCTATGTGTTTGGCGGCAATAGAAACGGAACCCTGACGCTACCTGTTGCGTTTCCTGTCTTCGCATACTCGCTCGGAGTGTCGATGGACGCCACACAAGCGACGAACTACTACAACGCACTGGCTGCATTTCAAACCTCCATGAGCAGAGCATGACACTCGCTGACCTGACGCTCCCCGTCCCCTACGACGAGTGCAAAGACCTCGCACTCGTCTACGACTACGCGACCGCTGCCGAGTGGTACGCGATCCAGCAAGAACACGGCGACCCTCGCCATGTCGCTGGCGGGCAGCAACTGACCGATGAACGCTGGATGATGGGCGGGCATCTCCTGTCGGAGTTGCATGAGGGCGGCATCCTGGCATGGGCTATCCCGCACCTGACGCCGGAGTGGATGGCGAACGTGGAGATCATCCCGCTGGCCGACGCCGTCGCCCTCCTGCCAGAGTCTCCTAGCCCTGTGAGCTAGTGGACTGCCTCGCGAAAATCCGGGGTTTACGGCTCCGCCCATTTGGGTAGGCTACCGGTGAACAGGTGAACACCGGCATGATTGAACACCTCCATCGCGTCGCGGCCCACGCCTACCACTGCGGCGAGCACGAGGTCGGCCGCCGCTGCTGCGAGCGGCTTCTGCGGCTGCCGCTCTCCGCGGAGAAAGAGGAGCGGGTGCGATCCAATCGCACCTGGTACACGCAGACGCTATCCGACCAGGGCGTGGCCGCGGAGTTCACGCAGATCGACGTGCCCCCGGCCCGTGTCGGCTGGTCGCTGTTCAATCCGTGCGTCGTGAGTCACGGTGACCGGTTGCTGGTCAACGTGCGGTCGAGCAACTATTCGATCGACGACGATGGCCGATACGTCATCCCGCCAGAGGACCGCGAGGCGATCCGCACGCTGAACTGCCTCGCCGAGCCTGGCGGCGGGCACGCACGCTACTGGGCCGCCGACTACGAGGCCAGCGGCTTCCCCGTCGAGGGGCTCGAGGACGTGCGGCTCAACTCTGTCGAGGGTGAGCTGATCGCATCGGCCACGATCCGAAACTGGGCGGGACGCGACGGGACGTGCCGGATCGGCGTCGGGAAGCTGGAGACGTTCGACAAGATCCACGACCTCCGCTGCCACGACACCGTCAGCGGCCGGCACGAGAAAAACTGGATGCCGATTACCGGCCGGCGAGAGTGGCTCTACAGCTGCAGCCACCAAGGCCGGACGTGCCTCGTCCGCGAGGACGGCGACGATTGGACGGTCACCGCCCACGCCGAGGCCCCGCTGGTGGCCCGCGGATTCCGCGGCGGCTCGCAGCTCGTCGAGCACCCTTGGGCTCCGGGCCTATGGTGGGGAATAGTCCACGAGGTGGCTGTCTCCGGTGGTCGCCGGGCATACGAACACCGGTTCGTGATGTTCGACGAGGGCCAGGATTGGCGGATCACCAGGGTCTCCCCGGCTTTCGCGTTTCGTGAAACGCGGAGCATCGAGTTCTGTGCCGGCCTCGCGGTCAGCGGCCAGGGCACGCTCGTCGCATCGTTCGGCGTGCGGGACGCCGAGGCTTGGCTGGCCTACCTCCCGATCGGCGACGTTCTCAACATCATGGGTGACGCATGGGAGTGACCGCATCGCTGGCATGGACCGACGCCGTTCGCAAGCTGCTGGAGAGCAACTGGCGGGAGGATGACTGGTTCGGCTGCGACAGCCGGGTGATTTTTCATTACGCCATGAAGGGCGAGATTTTCCGCCGCCACAAGCCCGCCAGCGTTATCGAGATCGGCACCCGCTGCGGCTACTCGCTGCTGACATTCGAGGCCGCGGCCCCCGGTGCCCACTACCTCTGCATCGACGGGGCGATGGATGCCGACTCCTACGACTGCCTTGCCCACTGGCGACGGCTGGTTGAGAAGCACAGCATCGACGCCGACCTGGTCGTGGTCGACTCCCACGCGATCCAGTCGCTTCCTCCGGCGGACTTCGCCCACATAGATGGCGACCACTCTTACGCCGGGGCTCTCGCCGATCTCCGGCTGGTGGCCGGCAGCCGGGTGATCCTCGCCGACGACGTGGACAACCGCGAGGTGCGAGCCGCGGTGGAGACGTTTGCCCGCGAGCAAGCCCGGACGGTGGAGTATTTCGATGACGGCTTGAGGAAGGGGGCGATCCTCACATGAAGATCGCCATCTACGCCCTCGCCAGGAACGAATCCGCCAACGTCGAGCGGTGGGAAGCATCCTGCCGGGATGCCGACGTGCGGGTGGTCACCGACACCGGCAGCACCGACAACACCGTGGAGCTGCTCGAGGCCGCCGGCGTGACGGTGGCCCGCGGTGCCCCGATCCCGTGGCGATGGGACGACGCGCACAACCTTTCGCTGATGCACGTCCCGGCCGACGCGGAGGTTGCTATCCGACTGGATCTCGACGAGGCCCTCGACCCCGGCTGGCGGGAGGCCCTGGAGACCGCGTGGACGCCAGAAACCACGAAACTCCGATACCCTTACTGGTGGTCGAAAGACTTCTGCTTCCGGTGCGACCGCATCCACTCGCGGCATGGCTACCGGTGGACCGGGGCCACGCACGAGGGCCTGGTGCGGTGGTGGGGGACCGACGTGCAGACCTTCGCCGACAACGTCGTGATCCGCCATCACCGCGAGCCGGGGAAGGTTCACAAAAGCGATCTGGAACTGCTGACGCGGGCGGTCGAGGAGAATCCGACCGACGCCCGGATGCACTGGTATTACGCGCGGGAGCTGGACTACGCCGGAGACAAGCGGGCCGGGCCGGCGTTCGCGTCCTACCTCAAGATGCCGGGCGGTGCTCCCAATGAGCGGGCACACGCCCGCCGGTCGCTGGCGAGACTCGATCAAGGCGGTGCGAACAGCCATATCCTCGCCGCCATGCTCGAGGCCCCGACGGAGCCGGAGGCCCACCTGTACGTCGCCCAAATGGGCTGGCAGAAGCGTGACGCCGTGGCGACCCTCTACTGGGCTCGGCAAGCGTTCCACTGCGATCGCGAGAACATGACGCACACCAGCGACGTGGCGGCCTACGGCGACCTGTCGGCCGACCTCGCCTACTCCGCGGCGTTTGAGCTGGGGCTGTACGCGGAGGCCCTGGAGTACGCCCGGGAGGCTGCCCGGCGGAACCCGGGCGAGCCGCGGCACGCGGAGAACGTGTCGGCGATTGAGAGAATGGTGGTAGAGGACGGCCCCAAACCGTAGGACGAAAATGGAAGCCATCGAAATACTCATTGCCGATTCTCTCGCCGGCAGCCTTTCGCTCGCACGGTTTGACGGGGCGATCACGTCCGTTGACGCCGTCCGGTCATACGTCCCCGACTACACGGCCGAGGAACTGTCCGACCTCAAAGTGTCGGTGGTCCCGGGGGAAACCCAGGTCACGCCGCACACTCACGGGGCTGACCTGTTTGAGATCGACATTCATGTTGTCGTCGGGAAGCGGATGGCGTCCGACGCCGAGATCGACGACCTGGTCGAGCTGCGGACGAACATCGTGGACGCGATCCGATCCAAGAAACTGCCGGCCGGCGAGACCACGATGCCGCCGGGCGTCGCGTGGATGAACGTCACCAATCTGGTGACCTACGACCGCGACCAGGTGACGGGGGCCAGGGTCTTCCTGGCCGATATATCCGTTACCTACCGCTACGCCAACGCGAAGGTATAGCCATGATTCCTCGCGTGCCCGGCATGATTCCGCACGTCCCCTCAATCGGGATGAAAGCCTCGATCGACTTGTTCTTTGACCGGCAAGCAATCCGCGATGCCATGTCGGGGATGGATCATCGGGCACTGTTCAAGTCTGGCGGTCTGATTCGTGACCGCGTCCGGCGGATTATCAAGAGACGTGGCATGGCGAGGATCCCGTCCAAGATCCGGAGAGACTTCCCCGGGGCCGGCATAAGCACGCTAATGCAGATGGGAGTCCTTGGGAAGAGTTGGGTGCAGAGCGGGAAGTTTGGGAGGCGAGTGATCCGCGAGGTGCAGAATCCCAAGCCTTCACCGGCTGGCTCGCCGCCGTTCACGCACACGCCGGAGTTTGGGCACCAGGCCAGTTACCTCGGCTTCCGCCGCAACCTCTGGTACTACTACGACCAATCGACGCACTCCGTCGTTGTCGGCCCGTCGAAGAAGGGTCGCATGATCCCCTACCTCCACGAGTTCGGCGGGACGCTGAAACTCAAGACGTGGGCTTTCATCCCGCAGATCAAGACGCTGAGGGGCGGTATGAGAAGCCCGATCATTATGAAGCTGCCGGCCGGGCAGATGCCACGCGACCAATCGCGATGGCGGCCGATGCGGTCGTTCGAGCACAAGTCGACCACCTACCCGGCACGGCCGTTTATGAAACCGGCTATGGAGTTCTGTATTTCCAACGGATCGATCGCCAAGGCTTTCGCCGGCCAGTTCAAGAGTTCGGCCGGTTCCCGGTCCGGTTTCACGGTCAGCCGGGGATAGCAAACTGGTATACTGACGTTCAGGTGGCGGTCGCCGCCGAAACCGCACAGGAGAATGCCGCACCATGCCAGTCGCACACTCATACAAGCTCGGCAAAGACCAACTTTTTACGTTCGGGACGACGATCACCAACGCGAACGTAAAGGATGTCACGATCACCCGCGAGACGGCAGCCGAGGCCGAGGTGACGACCAGGGGGAGCGATTACATCCAAGAGTTCGTGCCCGTTCGCTGGAACACCACTGTCGAGGTGGTCTGCTTCGATCACACGGCGGGCATTCACAGCACCGGCGTCGTGTCGATCGGCGTTACGGGCAGCCTCTCCACTGGCCTCTACTACGTCAACAACATCGGCGAGCCGCAGGTCGTGGACGGTGCGATCGAATACAGCATCACGCTCAAGCGGCTGGCTGGGGCGCAGGTCGCCTAATCCAGTTTGGGAGTGACTGATGCCGGCGCCCATTACCTACGTTCTCGGGACGAACTGCGTCCTCACGATCGAGGGCACCGAGATCAAGGGCGTGTCCGATGTCAGCGTTCGCGAGTCGGTGACCGAGGTCGACGCATCCGGGTTCAACGGGTACGGGTCGTCGACGGTGGTCGTCGGGCGAACCTACGAGATCATGTTTTCGTTTCCAGACATTGCCAAGGCGAGGCTTCTGTTTGCGAATCGATGGGAGAGGACTGAGGTCGGAAGTTCCGTTTTTTACCTTCCGCGAATCCTTGACGTTGAGCTGACGGGCGGGCTGTTTGACATCAGCCGGCCTTTCACGATCCACGGCATTGACGGAGACGAACCCCTGAACGACGCCGTGATCCCACGATTTGAACTCCGCGAGTGGAACTACCAGGCCCCGCCAATACCGGATTGGACGCCCCCGCCCGGATCGGGAGGGTCGTACTAAATGCACACCTTTCAAGACAACGCCGACCGCTCCTGGGATCTGGTGGCGACCTACGCTTCCTACGCCCGCGTGAAGGCACACACCGGCGTGTCGCTCTTCGACCTTGCCACCGAGGAGCGGAAGAGCCTCGAGCAACTGTCGGACCCGTTCGTGCTCGGCCAGGTGATCTGGTGCATGGTCGAGCCGCAGGCCGTGGCCCGAAACCTGACGCCGGAGGCGTTCTACGGGGCCTTCGACGGCAAGACGCTCGAGGCTTCCTACAACGCACTGCTCGACGAGATGGTTTTTTTTTGCCCGACCCGCGTTCAGAAGATCCTGACGGTGGCAGTGAAGAAGGTGCGGGAGGTCGACGCGGCGGCGGAAAAGGCGGTGGAGGAGAGGATGCCGGAGATCGAGGCGGCGATCGACGAGGAGCTGGCCCGGTGGACATCTGGTGCCTCGGGTACGAACTCGCCGGCGTCGTCGGCGTCCACCCCGGCCCCTGGTCCCTCCGCGAGCTGCTCGCCGCAGTCAAAGGCCGGCAGCGAGAACTGTGGAACCACACCAGTAGCCTCCTCGCCCAACTAGCAGAGATCCACCGAGACCCCAAAAAGCGACCGCGACCGTATGACGCTGCCGAGATTCACCCCATGCGTGACCGCACGAAGCAGTTGGTGAAAACGATCAGCAGCGAGGAGCTGAAAGACATCATATGAGTGCTGGAGCAGTACGGGCCGGAAAGGCATTCATCGAGATTTCGGCGAACGACGACAAGTTCACGACAACGCTGAAAAAGACTCAGCACTCGATCGTCCGGCTTTCGGGCACGCTCAAGCGGGCCGGCACGGGCATGGCGATCGGCGGGGCCGCAATGGGTCTGCCGATGCTCCTGGCCGCACAGTCTGCCGCCACGTTCCAGGATTCGCTCCTAGAGCTGAAGGGGGCCACGGCCGACCTTTCCGACGAGGGGCTGGCCCGGGTTCGTGCGGAGGCCCTGCGGCTGTCCCGCACCATGGGCATCTCGGCGACCAAAATCGCTCAGTCGTTCACGTTGTTAATCAAGGCCGGCATGACGGTTGAGGAGGCTCTGGGTGGTGCCGGGAAGTCGGCTGTTGAGTTCGCCCAGGTCAGCGGCGTCGAGGCCGCCCAGGCTGCCGAGTTCATGAAAGTCGCAATGAACGTTTTCGGCGGGAGCGCCGAGGATGCGGCAAACACGCTGTCTGCTGCCGCCGACTCGAGCGAAACGTCGATCGCCGCGATGATCGAATCGTTCGCCCTTGTGGCGAGCGTTGCGAAAGGCACGAACCAATCACTGTTCGGGCTGTCGCAAGGGATAGCGATTCTCGCCCGGTACGGAATCAAGGGGGAGGAAGCTGGCACCGGCATCAAGACGTTGCTGGTAAAGTTGCTCGCCCCCACGAACGAGGCAAGGGAGGCGCTCGCGAGTCTTGGTATTTCGATGGAATCGCTGGTAGATCAGCAGGGAAAACTCCTGCCGATTAGCCAGATCGCAGAGATTTTTGCTCATTCGATGCGTGGCATGGATAAGTCAGCCCGTGACGCGATGCTCACGAACCAGGCGCTCGTCAACGTGTTCGACGTTCGCGGCATTCGCGTGATCCATGCGTTTGCGGAGCAGGGCATAAAAGGCTTTGACGCCATGGCTCGGTCTATGAGTATGTCCCGCACAGTGGCAGAAAAGTTCAAGATTGCCATGTCACAGTTGACGGGCGTGGGTGAATCCTTGAAGGCAGTTGTTGAGCGGCTGGCGATCGCTTTTGCCGACGGAGGATTTACAAAGGCTGTCCGCCGGGCGGCTGACGCCGCAATCTTTCTTATCGACACAAACTCGCTACTTATTTCCAGCGTGCCCGGCCTGACCGTAGTTATGGCTGGGCTCACCGGCGGCCTGTTTGCTGTCGGCGTCGCGGTGCTCGGAGTCGGTGCGTTGCTCCAGGCCGTCAACTTCGCGCTAGCTGGATACATCACCTACACGGCGACGGCAACTGGCCTGACCACGTCGTGGAGTGTCGCCATCGTGGGGCTTTCCGCGGCCTTCGGCAAACTGCGGTTGGCTATGTTCGCGATCCCGGGAATCGGCTGGATTGCCGGCGCTGCTGCGGCCATTGGTGGTTTCCTCGTCTTGCAGGAACTGTCTGCATTTGAGCAAGAATCAAACGCAAGGGAGGCAAACAACCGCCGCCCGATTCGGCGAAGCGACAGAGGCACCCCGCTAGGTCGGGCTGGCTCGATGATGGGCGGCGGGGCCGGCATGGGCACCGGCGAAACCCTCGGCACATTCTTTGGTGGCGTCGCCTCGCGGCTCGCCATCGGCCCGGCCCTCTCGGTAGCCGAAGAGACGGCGGCCAACACTGCCCGTACCGCCGCCGGCGTCGAGGAGCTGGTGAATGCCGGACGGGTCGTCCCCAACGCCGCGGGCCTACGGGCTGGGATCGCCTCGGGCGGCCCGGTGGCTGCCGCTGGTGTCGCGGCCACCAGTGACCGAGATCTGATCTCCGCTGCCGAGCGAACGGCTATGGCTACAGAGGAGTCAAACAGCCTGCTCCGCAAGATGGCCGAGGGCTATGGGGCCGGCGTCGCATTCATCTGAAAGTATTTTGATGCCCACACTGCCCCCAGAAGTAATCGAACGGATCGACTCCGGGTCCGGCCAGGTCTCCACCAGCACCGATGGGCTGATGTCCCGCGATGTCTCGATGCGGTGGCTCGTCCACTCAATCGAGAATTACGCGGCTGCCGAGACGAAGGCGGCGGAACTCGCCCCCCTCTACTACGACGGCCACGTCCGCACCAGCCTGGTGCCGCGGCCGGTCGGCAACGGGTGGTATGAGATCGAGGCCACCTACGGCAATGCCGGCATCCAGGCTTACCCGGACGAGTTCGGGATTGAAGGCCCGGGCGGCGTAAAGATGATCCCGGCCGGGCTGTCCGTAGACACGTCCACGAAGACCGAGCACATCACGACGGCGTGGGTAGACGACGACGGGGAAGAGCCAATCTGCACGGGCTATGCGGCCGAGGGCGAGACCGCCCCGGACTCCGAGGGTGCCATCAACGTGTCCGGCGGCAGGGTCGGCGGCATCGACGTGGCGGTCCCGTCGTTTTCGTGGACCGAGACGTGGCTTGTGCCAGCGTGGTATCTCGTCAACGGCAGCGAGCCCGGTGCGACCAGCACGACGGCGGCAGGCGACCCCGGGTTGAGTACGCCATACGGCATCAAGCTGCACGACATGGGTGGGGCGGTGAACGATAAGCCCTTTCGTTCGTTCTTCGCCGGTGAGGTGCTGTTCCTCGGGGCGAAGTTCGACACCAACCGATCATCGACAATGGTTCCGGTTTCCTATTCGTTCACGGCGACTGCGAACCGCAAAAACTTTAAGATCGGGAACGTGACCGTCGCCAAGAAGGACGGCCAAGATTTTATGTGGGTCCAGTACGGCGACGCCAGCACTGGTGGTTCTCCGGTCAAGCGTGCGAAGTACGTCTACGTCGACCAGGTTCACCGCCGGAAGGATTTCGACGACCTTGAGATCGGGACGTTCTGGCCGCGGTTCTACCTGGTCGGCGGGAATACGTTCACGCAGCCGATGAATGACGACGCAAAGGGGAAGGCATGAACCCCCTTAGGCACGTCCGGCCCGGCCAGCCCGTGAAGATTGCCGCGTCGACGTGGAACAAGCTCGTCGAGGAGGTGAAGTTTCACCCGCGGGCGGTCGGCGAGACTGCCGATTTCCCCCGCACCAACTTCACTGTGCGGATGAAAAACTTTACCACCGGCACTCTGGAGCGGTGGGGCGTGCTGCAAATCGACTCACTGCTCGAGACACCGACCGGAGTCACCGGCCCAGACGTGGACTCGTTCGAGTCGTGGCCCGGCGTGGTGGGCGTGGTGCCTGGCCTCGGGTCCGCGGACACGAAGTCGTATGCCATTGCCGTCGAGCCGATCCCGGCCGGCGAGATCGGCCAGGGGGCGATCAACGGGGTTGTGCAGGCGAAGGTGCAGATGCGATGCACCGGTCACCAATACGCCAAGCCAAAGACAAACGAGATCGGCTACATGGAGTCGGCCGACTCCGGCCCGTTCCGGATCGTATGGGTTGGGGCCACGGGGCCAATACCCACCGGCACCACCGGCCCGGGCACGCCGTGGGCACTGTTGATGTTCGGCACCGAGCGAATGTCAGAGTCCATCGCCGGACATTCCACCGGCGCTGACCAGCTTCTCGGCCACGGCAAGGCCGCCACCGGGTCAAGCGGGTGCGACACGGGCCTGAAGTGGTTCACGGTGACCGAGTGCTCCGGCAACCCGTCCTACGCCACCAGCTACTTTCTCTGAGGTTCTCATGCCAGAAGCATTCGCCAGCCGGGGCTACCGGCTTTCCACCACTGGCACCACCTACGTCGCCACGGGCGTGACCGGAACCACCGGCGTCACAGGGGTGACACTGATCCGGTCGATCTCGGTCGCCAATGTGGATCTCACCAACGCCGCAGCGGTAACGGTGCGGTTGCACCAAGGAGCCACAGGCTACGCCCTCGCGGCCAACGTCAACGTGGCGACCGGCACCAGGCTCGAGGTGCTATCGGCTCCGCTGGCGGTGCGGCAGGGGGATTCGGTGTCCGCTCTGGCGTCGGCGGCTGACCGGCTTGAGGTGGTGGTGTCGTCGTTGGAGATCACATGAGCGTGGAGATCCGACTCAAGGACGGGAAGCCGTTGCTGGTTGGTGGCGGGCTCATCGCTGGCAGCCAGAAGTGCTGCTGCGAGAATCCGCCGCCGCCACGATGCTGGTGTCCGGACTACTGCCAATACAATATTGAAGTCATTTTGCCAGAGACGTGCAGCGTTTCAACGCGACCAGGCTGCGCTGACTATCAGACCCGCACCACTATTGGATCGTCGATTGCATCAGTGCTTGAACCCTACCCTGGAGTACTAGATTGTCCGGGTGAAACTAGCGGAGTTGGCGGGCTGCCATGCAGCGACGGGTCGTATGTTCAGCGGTACGACGCATGGGTAGGTGGATGGGGCCTTCTTTCGGCTGTCAACACCGACGTGATAAAAAGGCCAGAAGCCGGAATTATTTATGGCGTCAGAGCTGCCGTGCGATATGAGGCACGAGTGCGGTGCATTATGGAAGATTTATTCAACGCATCAAAAATACTTCTTGACGTTGTAGCGGGCGTTTATATGCAGAAGCTTAGTTCTGAATCGGAATCAGATTTCAGTTTTACACGAACCAGATTCAAGACCGTTGAGATTTCATACGACGAGTGTCAAAAAGTTGGAGACAGGGTTTGCAATAACACAGATCTTTATAGAAAAAACGCTAAACAAAAATCAATCACAACTCCGCTTGAGTTTACTCTATCGCTTGAGACTACTTCGTTCGGAGACTACGACCAGACTAACGACATACTCCAGTTTGGCCCATACGAAGACTTGCTTCAAAGCATCATAGACAAGGAGTTTAACGCCACCTTCCGCATCACCTCCCGCCCAACGTGCCGCAGCGTCCCGGCGGATTGCGACGTTCCGATCGGCGAGGGCAACACCAGGGTGTTCTGGGGAGGCGAAACTCCAGAGTTTGTTTTAGGCACGCCTGAGTTGATGTCGGTCACCGACCCGGTAACCAACGATCTGCTGTACTACGAGCATCAGGGCGGCATTGGGACGATCGTCAACCCGTACAAGTTTTTTTTCTACCGCACCGACAACCCCAATACGCAAACGCTGGAGCAGCAGTATTTGGACCTGTACTGCGAATCGGACAACAACGTCAGCCCGCCGGTGACCGCGTGGTACGTCGTGCATCAGACGATTAAAATATGCGGCGGCCCATTTACGGTGGACCAATGGGCCGGCACGATTGACACGTATGCGGCCCCGGAGAACTGCGGGAACATCTCAGCAGGCGACCCCGTCCCGATCGGCGAACCAACCATGGAGCGATCAATTGGCTACCCACAAGACTCCACTGGCGGCTGCGGAGCTACAGCACCGCGGATCCGATTTGAAATCCAGGCTCCTTGCAGCGTCTGAGGTCAATGCCCGCCGGGCCGCGCGTGCTAGCAGCGAGCCCCCCCCGCTGCTCGAGCGGATGGGCAACTTCGCTAAGGCCGCGGTGTCGCACGTCGCCGCCGGTGCCCCCCGCTGCACCGACGAACAGGTGGCCGCCCGCCACGCGATCTGCACGGCGTGCGAGTATTTCGCTGCCAACGTCTGCACTAAATGCGGCTGCGGCATCAGCCGCGAACGGGCCTACATATCCAAGCTGCACTGGGCGGATCAGTCGTGCCCAGTGGGCAAGTGGGGGCCGGTTGAAGCCGAAAAAAACAGCGGTTGACACCCGTACACCTATCCGCAAACTGGCTAGTACGGAGGCGGCATGGCGAAGCCGGGTTTGCTGGAGGACGTGCTGACGAATCTGCCACGGCGGACGCGGCAGAGTTTTGCCGACGTGCTGCCGCCGGACATTCTCGCCGAGGTCGAGGAGATCCGGTCCGAGTTTCGTGCCGGCCGGATCAGCGCAACGAAGACCGGGCTGGCAAAAGCCATTGCAAAGACTCTCGCTGACCGCGGCATTAGCGCACACTCCTCTACGGTGACCAGATGGCTCGACGGCCGCTAATAGCTGACGTGGTCGCCAGCCTTCCGCAGCCTTCACCGGCGGCCGAGGCCGAGCATGTGACCAGGCGCACCGAGGGCGACAACGTCGAGGCCCGGAGCGTCTCGCGGACGATCCGCACGGTCGAGGATCTGTTGAGGCATATCGAGGCTGACCTTGAGCTATACCAGGTGGCACAGAGTGAAGCGACCAAATGGGAGGGGATGAGCGTCAACCGCGAGACCGGGCGGCCGGAGGTGACCGAGCTGTTCCGCGTGTTCGTGCGGCTGAAGCCTAAGCCCGGCCCCGGCGTCCGCGAGTGCGTTGAGGCGATGATCGCGTCGGCGCTGGCTGGCCGGCGGGTAAAGGCGAAGCCGCTGCCGAAGTCAAAGTCTGGGCCGTGGGCAGTGCTCGTCGTGGCCGACACTCACTTCGGAAAATACTGCTGGGAGGGCACGACCGGCGAGGCCGACTACGATCTCGACATCGCGGCCCAACTGGTCGCCGACGCATCCCGCGAGCTGCTGGAGCTGGCCGCTCGATACCGACCGGCCCGCATGACCGTCGGGATGCTTGGCGATCTGATGCACTACGATTCTCCGGCCGGGACCACCACCAGCGGCACGCCGCTCGAGCGTGACGGTCGGCTGCAGAAGATGATCGGCGTCGGCACCGACTCCATCATCGGCGTGGTCGATGATGCCAGCGGCATCGCACCGGCCGACGTGGTTATCGTCAACGGCAACCACGACGAGACGCTGACGTGGGCCCTGCATCGGTTGCTCGTCGAACGCTACCAGTCCGGCGGTCGGGTCCGCATCGACGAGAAGTTCACGCCCCGCAAGTATCTCGACCACGGCCGCAATCTTCTGGGGTTCGTCCACGGGCATCGGGCTAAACGCAAGCTGCCTCAGCTCATGGCGATCGAGGCGGCCAAGGCGTGGGCCCGCTGCCCCTACCGAGAGATCCACACCGGCCACCTCCACCACCAGTCGGCCGAGTGGTCACGGCCGATCGAAACCCTCGATGGGGTTCTGGTGCGGGTCGCGCCGTCGCTCGGGCCGGCAGACGATTACCACGCCGTGAACGGCTGGCTGGGCCAGCGTCGGGCGATGGAGTTGTTCATCTACGACGAGGCTGGCGGGCTGGCTGCCATGCACGTCGCCGGTCCCCGGATGGAGGTGCCGGCGTGACGAAACCTATGCCCGAAGAATCTGCGGCAGAGGTTTCGTATCGCGAACCGCTCTCCGAGGAATACATCGCGACCGCCCTCCGCGATGCACGTCGATTCATGGGGCAATGGTGTGGAACATCGGGAAATCTCGCGGCACATACCGTGAGATTGATAAAAGAAAGGGAACGGATGCTGGAAGCAAACCGAGAGAAAGAGGCTGGCGGGGCAATGCTGGAAGCAGCGTGGAAGAAATACCGGCAGGACCAGATATCCCCGGACCACGAGCCGATCACGCGGGCGGTCTACGGTGCCGACTGCGATCGGCTCGACAAGACCCCGGCCGAGCAGCTCTGCGAGAAAACGGCCGAGGTGATCCGCGATCGCCGGCCGAAGTACGGCGGACCGCAAAAGCATTTCGCCAGGACGGTCGGAATGTTCAACGCGGCGTTCGCCGACGTGCTGAAGCGGCCGCTGACCGAGGCCGATTGGGCCGTCGTCATGATCCTCGATAAGGTCGCCAGGTTCAGGGGGCCGGGGGCCACTGTCGACGGCCCCGTGGACATCGCCGGTTATGCCGCGTGCCTGTACGAAGTCATGGACCGGACCGACTAGTGAACAAGCGTACAATGGCAGTAGAGGACCGACGTGGCACAGACGCATGAATGGCTGTTTCGCACTACCGGCCGAGGGCGTGAACCGCTGTCGGCACCGGAGGAGGGCGGCAGCCATGTTCACTACCAACCGACACGCCGGGCCGGCATCGGCTCGATCACGAGTACGCCCCCGGGCCGACGACCGCTGACATTCCTTGAGTACCTCGCGATCCGCTCCGGCATGACGCTTGCCGAAGCCACCAAGCTCCACGAAGAAGGGAAAATCCACTGATGTCCACCTCGCTGACAGTCGCCGGCACGACGCGCCTCGCCTGGTCCCTCTCCGATTCGCAGTCGGTCGCCGACTACTCTGCCTCGGGTGAGGATCGCACGTCGCGTGCGATCTCCAACGGCACGGGCGTGGGGCAAGCCAACGTCGCCGCGTCGAAGTCGCTCACCGGCACACAAGCCGGCTTCTCAATGTCGACCACCGGCATCACCGGATCGGTCCTCGGGACGCTCCAGACCGCCAACGTCGCCACCGTCCGCGAGCTGCTTGTCCAGGTTCCGACCGGCCCGACCGGAGGGTTCCTTACTGTGACGCACCCCGGGATCTCGGGCGTGCGGGTTGGCGTCGGCGGGCAACTGCACGTCGCGGACTACGGCAGCGGCATCACCGGCGGCACGCTGGCGTTCGCCACGTCTGTGACCGGCACCTACGGCGTCGACGTGACGGCGGTTGGCGTGGGGACATACTCGTGATCTCGGACGCACCGATCGCTGTCGCCGAGGCCGCCCCGGGGGGCGTGCTCACGAAGGTCGACGCCTTCATCAGCGCCGCACGATCGGCGGCTGGCGATGGTCTCACTTGGGCCGAGTTCGGTGAGCTGCTGGTCGCTCTCCTTCACCTGGCGGTCGCAGCCCTAGACGCTGTCACCAGCATGACGGGTGACCAGAAGAAGGCCGCGGTGCTCGACGGAGCTGGCCGGCTGTTCGACGCCGTCGCCGACCGCTGCGTGCCGCTGGTTCTCTGGCCGATCTGGGGCCTCGCCCGCGGCCCGGTCCGGCTCCTCGTGCTTGCCCTCGCGTCCGGGGCGGTCGAACAAATCCTGCCACTCGTGAGGCTCGCATGATTCCTACTCTCTTGATCCTCGCAGCGGTGGCAGCCTGGGGCTGGCCGCACCTTCAGCCATTCGCCGCGAAGGCGAAGGCCGCCGCCGCCAAACTCACGCCCCGTCACTACGCCGGCATCGCGCTGGTCGCCGCGGCTATCGCATACGGGATCATGCCGCCGGCGTCCCCCGGCCCTGGGCCGACGCCGTCCCCCGACGCCGGTCCGCTGTCGCTGGCCGGCTTGTTCTCCGGAGAGACAGCCAGTGAGGACGCATCGCTCATAGGTGCCCTATGTTCGGAGCTGGCCGACGAGATCGAGTTTTCATCCGGCAAGCCGGACGGCTACCTCTCCACCGGCGTCGCGGTCGACGAGCTGCGGAAGCGAACGAGGATCCTCCGCTGCCGGGGTATTTCGATCGGCGACCGGCAACCGGTTGCCCGCGACGCGATCGCCAAGTATCTCGACGCGGCCGTGGGAACCGATGGCGGACCGCTGACCGCCGAGCAGCGAACGGCGTGGGTCGTCGCCTACCGCGACCTGGGGAGGGCGGCAACCGATGCGGCGAAGTGATTGGTCGTGGTCTGCAGTCGCGTTCGTCGTGTTTGCGGCGGTGTTGGGGACCGTGGTTTCACGGTACGTCTCCAAGCTGGCCGACAAAGTCGAGACGAACTTCGGCTATGTGGCAAACCCGGAGGGCACGCGGGAGTTCCTCCGCGAACTAGACCAGCCGCTATTCCGCCAAGCCGGGGCCGAGGTCATTGCCGGGGCGAAGGGTCACGATGCCTACCTCTACCGGTTCGCCGACCGCTGCCACCGGCAGCGGTACGGGAAGCCGTTCGGCCCGTGGAACCAGGGCAGTGCCGGGACGTGCGTGTCGTTCGGCTGGGCCATGGGGTCGTACATCGGCCAGTGTGTCGACCACGTCGCTGGCGGGCTGGCTGAATGCCCGCTGATTGTGGCGACCGAGCCAATCTATGGGGGCTCGAGGACCGCCGGCAGGATGCCGCCGGTGACCAACGCCGGATTCTCCGACGGCTCCTACGGCGGTGCTGCGGCACGCTGGGTATCGGGGCGGTGCAGGGACCAGACGGTCGGCGGGATCCTCTATCGCCAGGTCTACGGCGACATCGACCTCACGGCCTACTCGATCGACCGATCGCGCCAGTGGGGCAACGCCGGCGTGCCGTCGTCCCTCGCAAAGCTGGGGCGTGACCACACCGCCCGGTCGGTCGCACTCTGCGAGGACTGGGAGTCACTTACGGCCGCGCTTGAGTCGGGCATGTGCGTCCCGATTTGCAGCAACGTCGGATTCGCAACCGGCGATCGCGATGCTGACGGGTTCTGCCGTCGTTCAGCACAACCCTGGAACCACTGCATGGTTGCTTGCTCTCTGAAGTACGCGTCGAACAACGGCCCCGGTTCCGCCACCCCAATGAAAAATCCACGCGACGGGATCCTCATTCTCAATAGCTGGGGGTCGTATGTGGGGGGGCAAAAGCACCCAGCCGACCAGCCCGACGGGAGCTTCTGGATTTCTCGCCAGGACGCGGAATCGATCCTCGCCCAGGGCGATTCGTTCGTAATCGGTTCGGTCGACGGCTTCCGGTATCGCGACCTCGATCACGCCGGCTGGCTGCAGCCGGCCCCGGCCCC